TGCCTATGTGAGAGAGAAGAATAAGTTCGGAGCAGCTTGGCTGCAGTATAAAAGAGCCTTAGCGGATTCTTTTAACACTCCTCCTCCTCCCACCACGAGGACGCGCGAGCCTTTATGCGTCGTGCTATCTGGAGGAGCCGGACTTGGAAAGTCGACCTTGTGGAAGGTCCTTTTGTCGAGAGAATTAGTTCCTGATGAGAAAGAAAACGTCGCCCAAAAGATGGAAGATATTTCTCATACGTGGAACAGTGCGGCCGAATACCAGCCAGGCATGTCCAACAAAAGAATCATAGTTTTTGACGACTTCATGCAGAACATCGGAGAAGTTGACGAAGCTTTGAATGTCATTGCCTTGTGCACCACGGCTCCATACCCCGTCACAGTAGCGACTATTTCTGGTCCAGAGATAAAGGGTATGTTTTGTGAGCCAGACGCGGTTGTTCTTTGTACCAACACAGTACCTTCGCGAGCAGGAGGTCAATTGGCGGACTACAAAGCCCTGGAGCGCAGGTATGACGTGGACTTCGAGATAAAGGCAAAATATGACCCACAAGACCCGGGAAAACATATTTTCCAGATCAAAAGGTGTCCCATGTTTCAATCTCTCGTGGAAAAAACAGTCGATCTTGAAATGGCTAGGAACATTACATCTGTCCTATACAAAAAGAAGAGAGCTGAATTTACCGCGACTGCGGGAATGGTAGAAGCCTTGCTGACAACAGACGCAGACCCGGTGTTTAACATGGGACGCGAAAGTATGCCGGAACTCAAGGAAGCGTGGAAACAGAATGGCGACTTTTTAGCAGCTTACGAACAGTACGTTTTAGAACCTCTTAAAAAACCCACAACTATGCTAATGCAGAACGTGGGCAAAAAGAGCGAAACTGTCGAGAAAGCAGAGTCAGCCACTCCACTACTTGAAGAATGGTCTTCAGGCGAGGATTCCGAGGACGAGGAAACTCAAACACAGCCCACAACATCGGGCAAAAAGGTCAATTGGATTTCAAACCTAAAGGCTTTTGCAAAGAAGCCAGGCT